AACATTACATTGGATGGGCAATGTTACATCACAATATGTATTTTGATTTAAGAACCAAGTTAACCCCCACTGGATAGTGAAACCATTGGCGAATTTAACAAACCCTGCATTAGCATCGAGTTTAGACGCTACGATAGCACCTTGCCCTAACAGGTTTTTGATTGTAACAAGTGTACTAGCCGGAGAGTCTTTCCAGTTAGCGCTTCCTAGTATTGCCTTGATTTGGTCTGTAATAGGAGGGTGAGATGAAATATCTGTGTTATGTTGTTTAACTGCTTCTGTTAACTGCTCACGTGTTATCAACGCACCTATATTAACAGTTAGCGATACATTTCCTGTATTACTAAATACCATTCCGATGGTTAATTCTTGAGATACAACTACTGAGCCACTTTCTGCCGGCATTCTGTCCGGTTCAGGGTCCGTAAGGTATGCATACAATATTTCGCCCTTATCAGGATCTTGTGCAAATAACCCAATTTCAGACATTCGAAAAGCTTCATGTATGCCAGTATTAGTTATAACTGTATCAACGCTTACAATTTTACCTTCTAGCTTAACTACAAAATTAGTAGTCTCCCATTTAGAGGAGATTACATCGGTTAATGCCAATGGATTCGTTGCATTAACACCACTACCGACTTTGATTTTCGTGAATGTCAGTTTAGTCTTGCCCGCATTTACCTTTGCTTGCAAAGCAGCACCAACATCGGTCATGGTTGCATTTGACCATTCTGCCATATATTCCTCCTATCTAACGCTATTATCTAGCGCTACATTAATCTTCGTTTTCTTTGATTCAACTGTGTAAGACGTTACATGGGTATTCAAATTAATGCGCCATGCATTCGTAAAATCACACTTGATATTCACTTTCTTAGACACACCGCACCACCCAGCGAAATACTTATTGAAATTAATTCGTCGAATGAATTCAATACCCTCTAACCAGGATCGTACATTCTTGGCGGTATTGATAGCGCGTATAAGCTTAACAATATCCGATTTACCGGTTAATGGTGCTGTAATAAGCGTAACTTTAAAATAATAAGGCTTGCCATCATACTCGAACCATTCTGCTATTTTCGAATCAGAATATATAGTCTGTACAGCCTTTTCGACTGCGTATGGTGTACCTTTATGGCGGTGAATATCAATTGAATTCTTCACTAGTTCACGCTTAGTTGCTATTGGTAATCCACTATCGTAATCATCTACATGTAATTGATACGCTAAATGATCAATGACACTCTCAGATTCAGTATCAACGGATGACCACAATAGCAATGTATTCGTATTCATGAATTCGGCTAACGCATCATCCCACGTTTTAGCAAGGGCTTTAATTGGCTCCTTATCGATTGAGGAGGGAAGATGTTCTGAACTGGTATACTTACTATCACGTATCATTCTTCCTCACTTCCTGCAAGCACTACGGCGATTGTATTGGCTACTGCCACACCGCTTTGTTCTGCAATCGGAGTAAATACAGGGGCAGTCACTTCAACGCGTTTAATTCCAGATACATCCATGAGCATTTGCACCAATCGACTAGGCACTATATCACGGCCTAATTTAGATTTTTGCCAAATTACATAGTCATTGACGGCTTTATCTGCCTTAGCTTTTACCACTGTGGCATCGGCACCTTTTTCAATGTAGTACTTAGCATCGATGTTATATTGCGTAGTAGTAGGGGCTAATACAGTTAGCTTATCTGTTAACGGTCTACGTTTCTTATCAGACAAATAATCCGTAATAGTCTTAAGCAATTCTTGCCCTGGAATACCACCGCCAGATAGTAATGGATAGATATTAACTTCCCCAGGATGTGGAGAGGATACACCTACATCGGCCACGAGGTGTGATGCAGATTTTGTAAAATACTCATAGGCACCTTCAGGGCCTGCCACGGAGAATGATTCAGGAGCCTCATGAATACGTTCACGATAGGCTTCGTCATCCTCTGTATCAGAGCCACCTTCAGACAATGTGGTGTTACTCATCGTATCCACAAATGCTATAGGGTCAATAATTGTACTTATTTCACCTGGTTTAAACCCATTACCTTGTGCGCCTGTACGTTGTGCTTCTGCTTTTACGGACCCATTGAGTTGACCTGGTAGAATTACCAAATTCTCAACAGTAACAAAATATTCGCCACCTGCTGTGGATATTTTTGTACCTTTTGGAATAATAACAGAGTTCGTACGCACTGCTGACAAGGTAGCTTGGATAGTCGTAGTTGCTTTTGTTGCCCGCAATCGCTCAACGGCAGCAGGAACAGCTCCAACGTGATCTAAATTATCACCTTCTGCATATGCTAACAGATTTTGTTTCGCTGCATAATTGGCATCGTTTAATAATCGGATAATAATTTCCGAAATTACATTTAAAAATAAAGTAACAGGGTCGCCCTCTCCCAAGGTTCGCCCTGTTATTGTTGTGTAAATATCAAATACCTTTTGTTGAACGTGTTCTTTATCTGTGTTAAAGAATTCAACATTAGGTAAATCAGATAATCTCATATAGTCACCATCACTTTCGGAATCAACGCCCCATTATGTGTGGCGGTAAATGATATATCACTAATTTTGGCACGCGGTTCGTACCGTTTAATTTGTTGGAATATGTCATTAGATAGATGCGCTTGAGCTTGATGGATAGGCATATCAATAATACGGCCATCAATACCAAACTCCCTATCTAGTGGCACACTACCACGAACAGTAGAAATAATCGTTTGCACATTCTGCAAAATCTCAGCAACTTCACTTTCAGGTGCTAGCGATATCCTATTGTCCATAACTGGTTTAATTTCATACGTTGCTGGCATGGCTAGAACCTCCGTAATATCGTATTAACTTGATTAAATGTATTACCATATTTATTAAGAAGCGACTTTTCTTCTACTGTATTTTTATCTGGATATTCCTCAAGAGTTAGCGATACCTCAATAGATTGTGTCTTGCCATATGCATCCGTAAATAAACTATCTTCACTCAGGGACATGATTACAAAGTAGTTTTGGCTAACAGGCTTACCGCCAATAATAAACGGCAATACAGCTCCTGTATCGCGATAATTTCGCAACTTCTTAACAGTACTATCCGGAGATTGTCCAAGCGATGCAGAAATAAGAATTTTACAAGTGATTTGTTCTACATCCGGCCCACTAAATTGTTTAACAGGCTTTTCTAACATCAGATTGTGCTTCTCCCATCTAGCACTACCTGAACGCGTTACGTCAGATACAGTGAGAACATTGTCTAATGCGGTATAGAATACTATATCCGCTAAATATCCGATATACATCTATACCTCCTATTTTGGTCCGGCTGTTGTAGAACCGCCAGACACTACACCGCCATGCACATGATGAACTAAGGAAATACCATTAACCACTACATCACCACTACTTGCATTGATTGATAAAGTGCCACCAACATTGAGTGTCATATCTCCAGGAACAGTGAGCACACGTTTACCATTATCTGCTCCACCTGGAGTTGGATCCGCACTACTAAAGAATGTTCCAATAATGAATCCATCAGAAAAGCCACGACCAGACCGATTTGGTAGCATAATGCATAATACCTGGTCGTCAATAGCTGGCATCCAATAGTCCTTATCGAGTGCTGCACCTCGATTAATGACAGATAACGGCGCCGTTACAACACCTTCTCTATCAAGGCGTGTAACAACGGCTTTTCCTTCTTCAGGAATTGTACTTGAAACATTTCCAATGAATATCATATCTGCTAATGCAGATAATATATCAGTAGCCATTTAAACACCTCCTTACATCAATCGACGTTGAATAATTGGCCCCTAATGTATGTGTCGCTTTCGTAATTAAATAATTACCATCGAACACCCCAAAACCTTCGAGCTTAACAGTAACCGATGCCATAATAAGAGGGTTCCCAGGGAAACTAAAAGACATTGTATCCGCTTCTTTATTAGCTTCTCTAAGCTTCTTCTTAGCAAGTCTAGTTGCCTCGGCCTTGTCTTTTACCTGCTCATTAACTTCCAACACGGCAAGGTACGTATGCCCCTTACGGTCAGGATCTTCAAACGTATCCTCAATCACAGTTTTCTTATCCTTATCTGTATATTTCACATGGCATGCTCGATATACTTCACGAGTTTTACTCTTGTACGAATAAGATATTGCCCTAGTAATGATCAAAGGCGGTTGTTCACCTTCTTTAGTTTGTACAGGTTGATATTGACCACCTGGTCTACGAATAATGACTTTAGGCTTTACATTTTCGTATTTGTAATCATCGAATATAATCAACTGTTCAGTGGATACCTTAAGAGAAAACCCCGCATCATTGCAAAGTTTTTGCAAAAATGCGAGGTCTGATTCAGCACTTTGAGAGGCATCTTTTAACGGTGGGTCAAAATCTGCATCCCACAATAGCTTTAACTTATTATCTTTCGCTTTCTCGGTAGCAATCGCTTTAAGCGTTGTATCTTTCCACGATTTGTCTTTCTTTTTCTCCCGTAAGTCAGTGCTACCGATAATAGCAACACCTTTGATTTTGACTACATCCGGAAGGCTACTTCCTTCGAATTCATCGATTTCAAATTTGCCGATTGGTAACGTAAATTGTTCATCCCCTAATTTCTCCCAGGCTACTGTATTAATAGCGACTTCTAGTAATGATCCTTTTACAGGATACCAATCACCGACCCATAGACGCCCCCTATCCTCTAATGAGATAGCCACGTCATCTACAGTTCCTGAAAGGTTATCTGTGAAAGTTACATCAAGAAGGTATTTACTAATATCGTCGGTAATGTCCTTCGACTCCTTACTCCCCCAATGTTGGTAGCCGATTGTACACCATGCCCGCCGTGCTAGTTTCGTTTGTGGCGTTAAATCTTTCTTCCATTTTTGGACCTTAGCTAGGCTCTTTTGTAAGCTCATGTACTATCGCCTCCATGGTGGTAAGAATTCAGGTAGGGAATCAGCAGGAACATCTGGGCATGTTAACACAACACCTGCGGAAAATATCGCCGTATTACGGTGCTTTTGATTGGCTTCTAACAATAAATTGATGTATCGTTCGTTACCATACACCTTATAGGCGATTAAGTCCCACATATCCCCTTGTATTGTTGTATAGCTAGTCATAACTCAACCTCCGTTGACCAGTGGTATAGTTACGCATCATTTGTTCAAATTCACGCATTTTTGCATCTAATGCTGACATAATATCATCAGCTGAACCATTACCAGCATTAATGACAGGAGCGAATGTAATTTGTACAGGCACCCCACTATTACTAGATGAGGACGTCACAGGCACGCTAGGTGCTAATGATACAGTAGGTGCTGCAGCAGTCTGTGCTCCACTCACACCTAGCATTCGGCCAGCCGTTTGCCATAAATTCATCGCATTAGCACTACCATCAATAGGGACAATGACTTCAGGATATCCGGCCTCGCCAATCAATGCAACTTCTGGAGATGTAATTACACCACCATTAGCATACGCATTACCTCCAGCGGCGGAAACACCAACTGTGAAACCTCCACTAAATTGGGCCTTAATACTTGCCCACGCCCCTGCAATTGCGTTAGATACCGCACTCGGAATTTGACTTACCCAGTTTACCACAGCATTATAGGCATCACTGGCCCATTGCTCTGCGGCCGCTACAAACGCTGCTCCGGCTTCTGCACAGGCCCTAGGTAAGTTCACGAGGAAATTAATAACATCATTAACTAAGTTACTAATCCAAGAAGTAGCCGTAGCATACGCTTCAGAAGCAAACGAGATAACTGCCGCTACGAATTCAGCGCCCAATGTAATCATGTAGGTAGGTAAATTGATTAAGAAGTTATAAATCCCATCAACCATAGCCCCAAAAGTAGTAACTGCAAAGTTATAACATTCAGTGGCGAATGATACTACGGCAGATATAACAGCAGTACCAACTTGTACCATAATCGCTGGCAATCGCAAAATAATGCCTATAATAAATCCTACAGCCATACCAATATACGTTGGTAAGTTAAGCCATAAATTTACGTAGGCTATTATTGCCGCTTTCAATGCATTAAACACGCTTAGCCCAATTGATAATAGGCCATTTATCACAGTCATAATTCCAGATATAATGGCGCTCCATGCAGAACTTAAAGCAGAACACGCGCTATCCCATATCGAACTTAGCCCGGAGCATACGCTATCCCAAATAGATGTTAATGTAGCACAAATCGTATCCCAGTTAGTTACTAATAGGTATATCGCTGCAATAATCGCCATGATAGCAATTACCCATGGTCCTCCTATTAATGCGCCAGCGGCTTTAAAGGCACTCGTGGCCGTTTCTACACCTTTAAAAGCTGTAGTGATTGTAGTAATACCAGATGCCAATTTTGTAGCAGTACCATATAGTAAGGCCAATTTCAATCCGTTTGTTACTACGGCTGCAATAGCTTCCTTATTATCCTTCATGAACGTTACAACGGTTTGTAATACCGGTATCAGTGCCGGTAATATTTGCTGGGCAATCGGTATAAATGCCTGTGCCAAGCCTAATGCAACCTGCGTAGCTTCCGCTTTCAGGATGTTCATCTGTAGCCATATTTCATGAAGTGATTTAGGATCTATACCAACACCCTTTATTTGTGATGCGGCCGCTTGTGCATCTGCATAGTTTTCAAATACTTTAGTAAGCTCCAGGCCTTTGGCGCCTAGTGTTTCAAGCATGAATTCTTGCCCTCGGCCTTGTGCTACCGCATTTTGGTAGCCTTTAGCCATTGCGTCCAATTGTTGGTTCATAGGCAACAACTTGCCATTTGCATCAGTTAAAGATACACCAAATTGGCTGAGGTACCCCTGCAATGCTTCAGCACTTTTACCACCGCCGGCCAAGGTCTTATCCATTTTAGCGAATGACTTAGCCGCCGCTTCTACATCCACACCGCTTAACGTCATGATCTTCTTAAATTGCGATGTTTCAGCAGTTGTCATATGTAGTTTATTGGACAATTGGTATAGCGCCTCGCCCGCATTTACAACGTTATCTATAATTGCACCAATACCAAAGCCACCGGCTGCGACCATAGCGAAATTTGCAAGCTTTCCTGTGACTCCGCTTACTGCGGCACTTGCACCCTGTGCGGCTGATGCTGCACCTGCTAAAGGGCTTGCACCTCCCATTTTACTGATTGCATTTTGATGCGCAGTCTGACTTGCAATATTAGACCTCAACTGGGCCTGTCTTTGTAACATAGAATTCAGTTTTTGCTCAGCGGCAATAGCCGCATTCCTGTCACTAATATTCCCTGACTTTTGTGAGATAGCTTGCAGTTTTCTGTATTGTGCCTGTTGGTCCTTGATTACGTTTGATAGTTTGTTGAGTTCCTGAGATGCTTTTGATACAGAGGAAGATAACCCGCCGTCGAGTTTACCTTTAATGGCAATCGCCATTTCTAAGACTTTATTGGCCATTATTTTCTCCCTTTCATCGCTTTATTCTCACGCTCGATACCATCACTAATGAGCTGAACGTGGACTATGAACTCATCCACGTCTAGCTCTCGAATAAAGTAATCCATTGGCGTGCTTGTGTATTTACTACACGTAATCGCACACCCTGTAAAATACCTTTCTAGGTCAGTTATTTTTCGGAATTGAGCAAAAAATTCTGTACCTCTAAGCACACTCTAGTAAAATCAGCAGCCGGAAGACTATAAATATCATCCACTTTACATCCACATGCAGCAGCTGCTACATGTGCTTGATACGTCATAGATAATGCAGGAACTGTGATGGTTCTATCTTCATTCTTTGCAGACTTCTCACATTTAATTAATGTATAACCGCTGATTCCTTCAAATTGTAAGGAATGACCTGCTTTTACTAATTCAATACCAGTTGTTTCGTTCATAGTACTTTGTTTACTCATTAGTGATCGTCCTTTCTACAGACTAAATACCGAGTGCAGCACGAACATCGCCAAGGAAGTCAGTGCCATCAGAAATAGAATCCTTATATGCGTATTTATCGATTTCACGAACTACCTTACCGTTTTGTTCTAATTTCAAATATGTGGTTTCGATTGTGTTCGTTGCATCAATAGTATTGCCAGACTCATATGTGCCGTTTTCTTTAGATTTAGCACGGCCACGAATAACAGCACGTGTAGGCACAATTACATATTTATCTTTACCACTATCCCAACATTGGATAGCGCCGCGTACTTCTAAGCGCACGCCGCGTCCACCTGTAAGGCGGTGTGTAGTTTCTGTTGGAGTGTTCCAAGTAAGTTTAGTTTCCATAGAAGAGTAGTGCCCAATAACTGGCGCTTCTACTTCACCTGCTATGCCCACACCTTTTACAGTTTGAGTCATTACAGATTCACTAGGTAATTCTACTTTGGCAACACCTAAACAGTTGTCAGAACCTTCTTCATATACACGGAAGTCATTAAGCACTTCCGGCACTTGGTTGATAGATGCCATGATTAATTACCCCTTTCTATACTGTTTGAAATAATGTTTTGAAATAGGAAACATCGTATTCAGAAATGCTTTCAATTTCTTGCGCTGGAATTGGTGGTGTACGGTATTTATGGAAGCGAATAATACCATTCAACAAGTCTGTTGTAGGGTTTTCTGCTTCTTTAAATTCAATACGACCGCCCAAAATAAAGCCACGAGAAGTAAGCCCGTTAAGACGAATTGTTTCACTATCAAGAATTGTTTTGATATTACGTGGCAAGATAGGCATATCCACTTTTTGCCAATACGTTAAGATGAACGTTTGGTCATCCCAATCATTGAAACGACGTACACAAATGAATGTATCCTTAACATCAGTTGTGCCAGGATATGCACCTGTATAGTTGCCCCAAGATACCCAACCGTTGATGTTAACGGCCGTCATAATACCTTGAGAGTTCAATAAGTTCGCTTGAGAATGCGTAAGCATAACTTCCTTGCCATTAGCCAAACATAAACCTGTGATGTTCATAGATTTATTAGAAGGGGATAGCGTAGGAATATCGCTATTAGACGCATCGCATTTACCCATAATGCCCATAATGTGTGTAGACATATGGAACACATAGTCGCCATTACGAACTTTTGGCCAACATACGACTTCGGATTCGCCCGTATAGCTATTACCTTTCTTCCATTCATAAGCATCAGTGTATTTAACAACTTGCGTAGTATCGATATCAACTAATGTTGTCGCTCTAAATAAGTTGTTAATGACACGAGATTTTGCCTTCATAACGGATGCTACTGTAGGATTTTGAGAGAAGCCCGGCGCAGCAATAAGCCCTGGCACAATGCCGAAATGATGATAAATTGTATCAATCAATTCAAAGCCGGTTGCTTTATCGTTGCTATCCACCCCGCCGATTACATTTCTATAATCAAAGTTTTCTACATCAAGTTCATCATAAGTAAGGTTCAATGTAGTAGCTGTATCAAATTTTCCACCTTTTACAACGGAGATAACCAATTGATTTTTGTCATCAAAGGCTGCCGTGTAATCTGTGTTAGCTACACCCGCTTGGCCAGCACTAGATACTTTTAATGTATTAAGCAATACTGCTGCTTTTACTACACATTTCTTTTCTGCCAATGTAGCAGTTGTTGTAGTGGATTTCTTGTGCTTAGCAGGATCCAATACATTAACAAATACAATTGGAGCTACACCATACAATTTGAATTGTGCGTACATCGCTTCACATAATGTGAAATGTGCCCAATCTTCAGAGTAGCCAAGTTGTTGAACAGCTTCTTCCCAGCTGTAGCAGATGATTGGCTTGTTGACTACCGCACTAGGGTCTTCTGTAAGGTGTACAGGTGCAGTACCGAACACAACAGGAAGGCCGGCAGTAGTTTGGACAGGAGCAATTACAGAGGTAGCTTGCTCACTTGTTTTGACGCCATGATAAAAGGCCATTTACTTCACTCCTTTATAATTTTTCAATGCGTTTACATAAAATACATTTAATTGTGTCCCTTGTGTTTTGACGTCAATCATTGCCTGATTAAGCTCACCTAAAGGCACGAATAAATGCATAAAAATAGGGTCTTCCGCTTCCGGCAGTGGTGCACCGTCGCTAAAAACCATGAATTGGTTTAGCCGGCTACTGCGGAACGAAGGCCCAACATATACAACAGGGTTCATCGTTGTCTCCTATTCAATTACTTTGTTATCCGTGAATATCTTATTTAGATTCCTACGAATAACAGGAATATACACTTCAAATTCAAGATACCCAACCCATTGAGGGTATGGTTGATCATCAGGAATTGTTGTATTAATGGTATTCTCCTTAATTTCATATTTAAGTGCTACCGGATTATCAGATAACAACCGCTCACGCACTACCTCTAATAGGTGATATAGTCCGACATGGCCTTCAGTTAAGGCTTCATCATAAGTAGTTACCAATACAGTAATACCTACCGTCGAACTATCTGCATCACTAACAGAGTACGGATGCACTACTACGGCCGGGCATAATTTGCGCTTGTCTTCATTCTTGTCCACTCTTGGTAAGAAACCGCTCCATACTCGAATAGGTCTTTCGGTAACATCACTGTTTTCATTCAGCTTTCGTAACTCATTCATGAGATATTTAGCAATACCATCTGATACATCTAATGGCGTCATTAGTTACCTCCTAACGCGCGCTCTAATTCGTGATATAAGCGCTTTTCATACATTTCCATGCCTTCCTTTTGCATGGCATTCATAACAGTTTCATTACCAAACATTTGCGGTAAGGCTGGCCCATATATTCCCTTTAACGGATATCTGTCCTTGCCTTGGCGTTTCATAAAGACACCGGATGCACTAACAAAGCCGTTTGGTACCTTTGTTTCTGTAGCTTTTTTAATCGATACAAACACACCTTTTCGCTTAAGTGATTTAATTTTGAAGTACTTTTGAGCGCTAGTATAGCCACCTTTGATACGCATTTCTGTGCCATCATTCAATTTATTGATAGATACACCGGACTTTACAACCGATACACCTTTGATAGCATAGATATTGCGTAGTGCTTGCGTGCCTGCTTTTCTTGCAGTTGTTGCTGCACGCTTTGATGCGGCTTGGCAGACACGTCGAACTCTATCTTCTTTTAACGTTTCCAGTGCTTTTTCAATTGTTGCCACTGCACTTTTATCAAGTTCTAGCTCAACCATCCGTCAACACCGCCTCTAGCTTCTGCTCTTAATTCAATGGATACTAACCCATCTTCTTCCATTGCACTTTGAACGACGTAAACGTCTCCGTCTAATCGGAATACGTTCCCCTGTGATGGAATTTCAGGGATGTCCTTTAATTTGCAATGCACAAATACAGACACCCCGTGCAATCCGTCATTTGATACGTGAGAGCCATTCGACAAGAATGACTCTCTCGCCGTTGGCGATTGAATAACCGCTTTAGCTACTGTGCCATTTAGATCATGCCCTTCGGCGAATTCGTCCTCATTTAGGAATACATCGTCAATATCGCTTTCTAGGTAATCTCTAAATCGCATTATTTTTTCACCGTAACTTCCGCATCAACTTCAGGTAATTCCATTTCTTCTTCCGGTTCATCTGGAACGACTTCCAATGGCTTCGGAGCTTCAATAGGATCATCTTCAGCAGATTCAAACTTATCAGATTCAAGCAAGGACAACGCGACTGCTTTCTTTTTGATATCGACTACTTCGCCCTTACCATACATCTCGCCTTCGTGTGCTAAATAACCCTTTAATACTCTGATTTTCATAAGTAGGTTACCCCCTATTTAGTCTTAATAGTAGCCCAATCATCGATAGTTTCAGGAATCAATACACAACGGGAGTATACAGACAATGTTAATTCTTGTGTAGCTTTATTAGCATAGTAATAAGGTACATAAATACCTGCATATGTTGTGAATTGGTTGTCATCGTTAAGCAATGTTACTGCTGCATGTTGTTGACGGCCACGGCCAGGAACACCTAATACCGCAGCATCATCACCGATAAAGGATTTTACCTTGCCTTCATCATCTTGATATGTTTCAAGATATGCATACACATCAATGTTTAAGGACATGATACGGCCAACATATCGAACTTGTGGAGATAAGTATTCAGGCGCAAAGTTAAACATTGTCATGTTTTCACGATTAGGAATAGCCAACATCTTGTTGATAGATGCATTATCAAGAATATATTTTTCAACATTCTTACCGACAACTAATACAGTTGGTACGATTCCTGCGTTTTCCTGAATTTTTTCGGACGCCATTTTCAAGTCGCCATAAATATCGGCACCAGCTTGGTCCCATGCAGTAGTAGGTGTGATGTCTTGTTCAAATTCAAAATCAATTTCATCAGTTAGAACAGTCGCGCCATCATCAGCATAACCTTCGATTTTGCATTTACCAGTGGTAAGCAAATCGGCCGCCATTTTGTTTTTACGATTGATGATTGTGCCTTGCAAATAAGACAAATCTTCAGCTTGCATTTGTGCCGCACGTTGCGCAGGTGTCATTGTAGATACAATATTTTCCGCAAATGCACGTTGGTCAAGTTGCTCAGGATCAATTACTGTACGAGGGCCCATCATAGGCGCTTCATATAAAGCAATTTTAGAGCCGGCACGTTTAACATTTACACCAGATGCGCCACGAGATACAAAAGGCGCTAGAGTGCGACCACGTTTACGAGTTTCTACTGCGATTTTTTTAGAAGTTGCAACTGCCGGAACTTGTGGGAAGAAAGTATCAAGCAAGAAACTTGCCGGAGTTTTCATTCGTTCTACAGCTTGCATTAAAGATAACGTATCTTTGAAATCAATTGCCATTATATAGTTCCCCCTATTTAATGCTAGTTAAGAATAAGTGAGCGTCTTTAAAATCCGCTTCATGTTCATTAATTTTGTAAGCTTTGTCAACTACCAATACTTCTCGATTAAAGCGACCAGAGACATATACAGTCACTACATTGTGATCAGTAGTTGTAGTAGTGTCGGATACCACGATGCCCGCAGGTTTACCGCTTGCAATTTTTTGGAATGTGCCAGCGTTATTTTCAAGAACTTGGCCACGTTTGTACTCACCAACTGCTGCTTTTACATTTTGAGTTAATACAGGCACACCGCCACCACCTAATAGGTAATCAGCTGCGACGCCATTTACTTGTTCGAAATACGCCATTATTTACCGCCTTTCTTAGCATTTGCATATGCTACAACTTCATCAATTGCACTAGCTTTAGCTACTGCATCATTGGTTTCTGGTGTAGATGCACCTTGAGGTGCCACTTCATCCGCACCGGATTCCATTTGATCGATAACCAATTGTCGAATTTGGTCGACTACTTTGTTATCAGTTACAGGAATATCGGATACGGCGGAGATGAAAGGTGTTACTTCATCTACAGTTTTACCTTCTTTAACAGCCACATCTACTAAACGATTGACAACTTCATTATTCCCTTTTAGTGCGTTTAAGGTTTCAACACGTTCACGTTCTGCTGTTACTGCTGCATTTTCCGCGGGTTCGTTTGTAGAAATACCGAGCAAACCTTTTAAGCTTGCCATGAATTGGTTTTCAGTCATAGGTTTCTCCTTATGTTTTAAAAATTGTTTGATTTTGGCTTCATTTTTGGCCGAATATTTGCAAGATACTTTGTTAACGATAACCATCCCATTATTCATAACAGCCTTATCAGTAATCGCCGTGTCTACTTCATCAATTAGGCCGTAGGACTTCGCCTCATCCGCTGTGAGCCACGTTTCGTCATCCATAAGGGTATTTATCTGCTCAGGTGTCAAAACATCGCTACGACTTAGATAAACATTTGCAATGGTTTGTTTAACACTTTCCAAATAATTCGCCATTTTAGTTAGTCCGTCCGCATCAAAGCTGTCGCCTAAAAATACAGATGGATTATGAATCATGTACAGAGCATTGCTTGGCATGATTACCTTATCAGCCGCACATGCGATAATTGTAGCTGCACTCGCGCATAAGCCATCAATGTGTGCTGTTACTTTTCCAGCATAGGCTTTGATCATATTGTGGATAGCTTGTGCCGCGAATACGTCACCACCTCCAGAGTTGATGCGCATTGTTAATTCATTACCATTACAACTAGCTAAGTCACTTGCAAATTCACGTGGTGTAATTTCATCGCCCCACCAAGAAGTCTCAGAAATATCACCATATAAAATCAACTCAGATTGGCCAGTACCATCTTGCTTTACAAAATTCTTAACAGACCAAAATTTATTCATCCTCTTCACCTCCTTTCGCTTCAGATTTAGAGCCAACGGAAGGATTATCCGCATCAGCTAGCCCCATGCCGTATTTCTCCATGAGTTGCTTTTCAAATGCAAGTTGTGCAATGTTTTCTTCAAGGTCTGTCCCTGTCATTTCAGCCGCTTCACGTTCGCGAGTGGAAACTCCATTTTCAACGCGAAGTGTACTACCATTCATATCCTTAACTGGGTCAAGGATGGACATAGTCGGTCCAAACCAATCAGCATTGCACCATGCTTTTCGAATTAATGGATCATCAAAGAAACCAGGCGCCTCTATTCGTCCAGTCGCTACAGCTTCCATTAACCAAACCTCATAGATAGGCTGACAGAAATCACGAGCGAACCACTTGCGACGTAGTTTATATTCTTCCCAAGCCTGTAACATTGCTGCACGGCTTGCAGAATACGAGGAGTTGAAGTTCTTCATCAATACTTCGTAAGGCTGGTTAAGTGCAGCGCCTACTTGTTTGATAAGTTGGGTACTAAATACTTCAAAAGTAGATTGAGCGTTGGAGGCATCCACACTCTTTACATCCACACCTTTCGGTAAGGCATTTAATGTGCCAGGCCCTAAGTTATACTCTGACACATCAACTACTGGTTCTGTTGGATCATCAACGCCATTATCGGCCAACATATCATTTAACGACCCTGAGTTAGTAACTGCTTCTGTAAAGAATAGTGCGAAGTACGATTTAATAATGGCAGATGTAAGCTCAGCATTTGTGTACCGATAAACTTGCTTCAATGTTTCAATGACAGGAGCCAAATAAGGAACCCCTCTATACTGCTCCGGTCTAGTATCATTACTAATTTGAAGTACATTAGGAATACTTGTACGCTTTCCGTATGCCTCAACCCTTGCCCATGTAGTTAACAGGCTTGAAACCGGTTCGCCGGGTACTTGATTAGACACCCAGTAAGCTACAATTGCACCGTCAGTATCAATTTCCACCCCATTCAATATGCGATTTCCGCTATCCGAATTAAGTGCCTCAACCCCAGTTGGGTCACCTGTAGCATACGTTGAAGTGGTGAGTGGATTACTTACACGATTGCCTTCAATTAATTGAAGGCGCAATGTATACGGCATATCTGGTGTTGTTGGCTTACGTCTAAATACGGCGAAACTATCCCCATCTGTGAGATATCCTTGATATGCGATACTTTGCATATCGTATAAATTATTTTTGCGATAAATGTCACAGTCTTTTGAGTCTGCCCATAAGTCGAACTCTGCACGAACCTTACGTGACCATGCTCTTGCATCCTCAGCACTAATTCCCAAGATTTGAAATTTAGGTCTAGGGAATACATTGAGACCTGCGCCAACGGTATGGGTAGTACTCGTATTGATTGCAGCCGTGCCGACTGGTGTATTTATGGCTAAATCTGCAGATCTATCCCGCAAAGTTGATAGATTTGCGCCAATATCAGCCTTATAACCTAGTTTTTTAGGATTGTACCCCTTCAATGATTTGTTATTATGAGAGGCACCGCCCTCACTATATCCGCTATTTTGAGCCCTCGGAGTGCCTATTTTAGCGCTAAATTTCTTGTTTTTTCTCGCCATTTTAGCCTCCTAATCTCTAAAAACTACCCGTTTTGACCTATTTCCGCGCCCATTATCAGTGTCCATATCTGGTAATTTAGCACCCCTTGCCACTAAATCATCAATCATTTTTCTTACTTCAGCCAAATTTGCCCTTGTAAGAGTACGATTTCCGATTGTATAGCTTTGCCCGGTCAATATTGCTTCCTCAGCTTTAACGTACCATTCTAATCGCACGTCAATTAGCCTTGGCTTTCTTGAATAACTAGTTGCCATACATCCTCCTAAATATCTGCTACTTTACTAGCTCTACGAACGCGTTTCCTCATTGGTTTCTTCCGCGGATTGGTCACTGTTGTAGTAGAATGGCCTCCGCCTTTGACTACTTCCGCCAATCTATCCCAATCAGGATGGATTGAGTTCATACAAGCTAGGTTATATACACGTAAATCCAATGGTTCATTACGAACTCCTGCAGTAGGTTCCCATATCTCATGAATAACGCCCTTACGTTTTACTTTCTTTTTGTGTTCTGAAATAATCCCCTTGAAGTACAGTTCGTCGTATCCTCTTGTTCCTAAGAATTCTTCATCCAACGGAAAATGAAAGTACTTAGCACCAGGTTCATCGATGGCTAATCGGTTCATTACCTGTTGTTTCCCATCGTCAACACCTAGCATTACAAGCGGAATCTTACTTCCTGAAGCTTTACCAATCTTATAATTTAACGGTATACCAGGTGTTCCGGCCGTACCTTTGATGGCAAATCGTTGCTTACTGAAGTTCTTTTCGCAATATTCGTATACTTTGGAAGTGTAATGACCGCCTGAGTCAATGAAAGCACGTGCTACTTTAAGACCTGTGCCGTTCTTAAATCGGTATACCTTATCGAGCACCACATCAAGTGCATCCCATGTTGCTTTATTATCAGGCTGACCTAAGATAACGCCCTTACAGATACCCCAACATTCTTCACCATATCCCCAACCGGTGATTTCATACTCTAACCGATTGTCTTGTGTATCGACGGCACCGGTTAGCAGTAATACCCCATCAGAAAGATCTGCGCCGTACTTTTCACGGCGCCTAATGAATTGTTGATAGTCTTCAAAGGCACCTTGCTGTGCATAGGATTCCCCGAATCGAGTATTCATGACTACCTTCTCACGAGTAGGGTCTCCTTTAGCCTCTAGCCATTCCCTCATGATGTCATTCCAGGTTAGCCAAGGTGAAGTAAATCCGTTTACAAAAAAACTGCGTATGCCATTATGCAACGCAGCAGGGTTTTTCGATATGTACTTTTGAGGGACTTTTCGCATTTCATCTTCAGAGAATGTAGAGCCGCAATCAGGGCATCGCCATTTCACATCACTGACTACCACAATTTTCCGACCTTTAGCATCCTTATGTTCCTCAGTCTCACATTCCATCTCAGTATGTCGTATCAAATGATACTCACCACAATTAGGACACTCATGTTGCCACTCTTCTTGTGTGCCTGTTTGATACTCTACATCGATTCGTGAGCTACCTTCATTCGTTGGTGTGGAGAATAGCCCCATAACCCTATTCCAGAACGTTGTCATACGTTTGGCAGCAAGGTCTACTGGGTCACCTTCTGTACCGGCACTATCTGGAAAGCGGTCTACTTCGTCCGCAAGTAGCACACGCACAGGACGTGATGCCAATCCAGCCGGACTGTTCGCACCGCACATGATAAGACGGCCACCAGGGAATAACTTAGATAAGATTGTGTTCTTACCATCTCGTGTCTTGGCTCCGTCTTCTGATTTCGTTTCATAAAATACTTGTGAAAGTACTTTTGTATCACGGATCATCGGAGAGATACGAGACTTTGAATAATCTTGGGCCAATTCGATAGTCGGTTGAATCATCATGACCGCACATGGGTCAAGATGAGCGTATCGCCCTAGGACATTATTCATTATGTCCGACTTCCCGACCTGCGATGCTGACTTAACCACTACCCGATTAATACCAGGTTGCGTGAAAGCATCCATAATATCCTTTTGATATGGTGCTCTACTAGTTTTCCACCGCCCTGGTTCAGCTGAAAGGCCTTGTGATAGCATGCGATAATCGTCAGCCCATTGGCTAACACTGGTTTTTGGCAGTGGCTTTAGGCCCATTTTAGAGACATATTGCCACAATTCTTTTGCCGTTTTCATGCTATCACCTCCTTTTTTGCATTAAAAAAGCGCCTAACTTGGCGCTTTATCATCGTCTAATTCATCGCTATCCATGAATAATGACGGCGTATATTCACTTAATTCGGACAATTTGTCCTCTATTTCTTGTGTTAACAAGTTATATGCTTCTTCTTTTGTTATATTTTGTAACTGTGGTGCCAATTTAGTTGGCAATCCTAACAATTGTGTACGCAAATTTACGAGCATTTCTGTCATTACCTGTTCTACAGTATCCGCTGAGTACACTTCGCCGTTCATTTTGGCTAGTTTCAACTCAGCAATCTTGCGTTTTGCGCGTTCATTCTTGGCCTTTTCAACCTCGAATACCGCATCATCGGAACTGCTTTCCTCTTCAGCAGAGGATTGGCCCTTATATTTGACATAATTGATAACGGATTTGATAACCAGGATATTATTCTTTTCATCCGTCGCTAAAACCCCTTCTTGAAGCAGTTGCGAAACACGTTGACGCGAGAGCCCAAGTGCTTTCGCCAGGTTCGACTGTGAGGCCGTTGCTGTTTTCAAATCATCTGTAATTTTCACTTATCAATCAGCCTCCTTTCATTACCTGTATCACTAGCAAGGTCATAAAAAAATTAAAGTCTAGGCAATTTTTGGGGTCTCGGCCACCGCACGAAATTATTTTTCTCCGGAAGAACCTACTCCAAAAAATTAATCAAAAATTCAACGAAACGTGTAATATTTTAAATTTATTTATTTAGCGCGGGTACTGCATCCAAAAGCTATCTTAATACATCACGGCTGTTTCTCTTAAATCGGCCGTGCGAACGCGTGCATAATCCACAATTACTTTTGTGTGCATGGTCGTGTGTGATATACGTTTGACACAGGCCGTCATATTCAATTAGTTTTGCATTGCAAACGCCGTTCTTGTTGTTCAGGCATTTACGTTTAATGCATTTGACTTCTGTGCTCATACCTTCTCACCTTTATAATTTGTACGCTCAAATCCGATGACTAGTTGGTTGTTGTTAGGCTATATAGTTATTGGAGGACTACTAGTTCTAGTCATCAGATGTCAGCGTACAACGATACAGGGCAAGCTCATAATGTATAAGCTTTGAAATGTATGTGGACAAATTCGGCTCGCCCTGGTTTCATTGTGCGGTAAATTTCATTTTTACATATTCCCTCTCCTTAGCTTACGCGATCGCCTACACCATAAATACGGGCCCCTGTATTTACAATGCTACATACAACAAAAAGCACGGTCGTCATCACCGTGCTTTTTGCCGAGTTGTGTATAAGAGAGGATTTGTGTTAGATGACTAATGACACCTTTCACAACTACATTATACTATGTCAAGTCGGTTCATTTAAGTCCAAAACACTCCAAAACACTCCAAAGTACTCCACTATGAAAGAAGTTCCCCTAATTCATTCAACGCTTTATTTTTTAAATTGAAGTAACTGCTTTTTTCGTAATATATCATCGCTTGCACTTTCTTAGGGAATGCCCCGTTTATGTATTCTTGCGCTAATATAATACGCCCTGGTATACATTCTATCTGTTCAATTAAAGCCCTTGCTTCTTCCCTTTTAGCAATAAGCTTTGCTATCTCCCGTTTTTTGGTATCGACTGTATCGACAAGTCTAGCCACATCACCTTCAAGCCCTACTGGAGTACCGCCCCCTGATACTCGGTCTTTGGAATAATCAATCGCCGATAAGGTGATGATATCATACTGCAATTTGCGAATATCTTGCCGTAGCGATTGAATACGTATGGCTATCATCTTAATATCTTGTAGATACGCCGATGCCTTTTCTTTATAGTCACTCATGCTGCATTACCTCATTGATGTACCGGTCTAAGTACCACCGCGCTTTTTTAGGTCTTCCAGTTTATCGCCTTTATACCCTGCTCTTGCGATGTACTTGATAACATTACCTAGATGATAAGGAAGTTGTTGATCCTCGATAAAGTCGATAACCTCAATCTTGCCCCGTGTGTAGTGCGAAGGATGATTGATGACATCTTCTGTTATAGGCAATTCGACGACCTTAACTTCCTGCTCCTCGATAGTTTGTACTACCTTTTCAGCGATAGTCTGCACATCTTTCTTCTTAGGTACTTTTGAATACTTAGGTAGACACTCCGGACAATATTTAGGCCAACGTCCTTGCGCTTTTTCTTTTGTGTGAACGAAGGTTGTGTTGCATCCTTCACAGGTTAACTCTTTACTAACACCTCCGCCAGGTGGTGTCATAACTTTCTCACACTCAGGACAATAGTCCTCGTGTGTTCTTACTGTGAATGTGTCTCCGCATCGTCTACATTTCTTTTGCATAGTTCTACTCCTTATACAATTCTTTACGATATTTAATAGCTTCTAACAAGGCATCTTGCCCCGCTTCTTTACGTTCTAAGGCTTTCATAACTTGCTCGTCCATCGTGCCCTTAGTGACTAGATGATGGATAATCACAGGTTGTGTTTGTCCCTGTCTATGAAGTCGTGCGTTAGCTTGTTGGTATTGTTCAAGACTCCATGTTAAGCCATACCATACAATGATATTGCCACCTGCTTGGAGGTTTAAACCGTACCCTGCTGATGCGGGATGGGCCAGTAACATTTGAATGTTGCCCTTGTTCCACTCCGCTACATCATCATCGGTCTTTAACTCAACGGCTTTCGGGAATGCTTCTTTGATGGACTGAAGGTCATGTTTGAAGTTATAGAACACTAACATCGGTTTTCCTTCATTCGTTTCTACCAATTCTTTCAAGCGTTCAATCTTCTCGTTATGGACGACTACGATTTCACCATCATCGTTATAAATGGATCCATTCGCCAGTTGTAACAATTTACCGGCGAGTGCTGCTGCATTAAGTGCACTTACGTCGTCATCACTGGCTAAGCTAAGCACGTGCTCCCGTTCCATTTCTTTATAGAGTGCCCATTCTTTGGGGTTCATCTCTACTGTGATGACATTCTCGATGCGTTCAGGAAGTGTAAGATAGTCCTTAGCTTTTAAGCTCATACAGATATCTTGCATCTTGCTGAATATCGCCTTATCACCACCAGGCAGTAATCGGTAGCTGTACACGACATGCCCGTTGGTTTTGTCCGGCGTAAAATACCGAGTACGATATTCGGTAATCGTCTTGCCTAATCGTTCACCACCATCCAATAGATACATCTGCGCCCAAATATCAAGCAACGTATTTGGTGCCGGTGTACCTGTTAAAATGACGATACGCTTAAACAATGGTCGAAGTTTACGAATAGCCTTAAACCGTTTAGCCTGTGGGTTCTTGAATGAAGAACTCTCATCGATGACTAACATATCAAAAGGGAACGATTTCTTCTTATGATAGTACTCATATAACCATTGCACGTTTTCACGATTTATTACATACAGGTCAGATTCACTCTCTAAGGCTTGTATGCGTTCCTTCTCGGAACCTAACACCTTTGCCACTGTTAAACGTCTTGTAGCACTCCATTTTTGCGTTTCTTGGGCCCATGTAGATTCTGCTACCTTCTTAGGTGCAATGAGTAATACTTTTTTAATATCGAAGTAATCATACATAAGCCGGTCAATCGCAATGAGTGTAGATATGGTTTTACCTAACCCCATATCCAGTAACAAGCCGTAATGGGTATTGTCAATGATTCGTTGTATTGCAATGCTTTGATACTCGTGTGGATGAAAGTCCATGTATCGCCCTTTCCATATCTTCAACAAATAACTTGGCGTCAGACATCCCGGTTACCACGAACACTAACGCGCCTTGTTTTCGTAATCGTGAAATCTGTACTCGTTGGTTAGCCATTAGCTTTCCGTTTGTATCCTTTAGCTCGACGAATATAACACCGCCTCCAGGAAGTACAATAATCCGATCCGGCACACCATCATTTCCAGGTGACACGAATTTCATATATATACACCCCATTTTTTTGAGTTGATTTCCTAACCATCGCTCGATGTCTTTTTCCACGTTCTCACCTCGTTCTCAATAAATAATCGGCAACAGGCCTCAGCCTATATAAAATCTGGCTTTATCGGGGTTGTGTTGCCGATGTTTTGTTTTTTTTTCTCATATATATATATACGCGTATTTGCGTTTTTTACGTGTATACGTATACAAGCACTTATTCATATATTTATTATTTTTAATTAATAGTAAATAATAGAAAACATCGGCAACAAGTTGCATTTAAGACAGATAACAGCTACACAAAACGTGTTGCCGATTTTGTTGCCACACGTGTTGCCGTTGCCGATTATTTTCACTATATCAAAACATGTCGATGTATAGAAATGAATAAAAATGATTTCGATATATTTCGATATTAGAAAAACACCTAATCGGCAACAAAAATCGGCAACACAGCTATTTACGATTTTTAACTATTGTTTTTGCTTTATTTTGGAGTGTACTGTCCTCTCTAATAAACGCTCTTTGCACGCCATACATTTTCCCAAATCGCATTTTACCAACGCTCTTTGAATAAGGGCTCCACCCTTTAATAGATTGCAAAATGTCAATGATTTCTCTTGCTTTTGCGTTCTGCAGGTTCTTCCTGTCGCCCTCCATCACTTCACACCATATCTCAAGCGCACACACTCGTTCCCGCTGCACTGAACCACAATAATCATCGTCGCCATAATTCCGGATATACTCCCTGCGATCGTAGATGTCTTTAGACTCCCAATCTTCAGGAAGTAGCATATCGAGGTACTCTTCAATAAGACCTACGAGTTCACCGCCCTCTGTATGGGATAATTGGATTCTAAGGGCTTCCTCTTCAAGTGCTCCTTCAAGAACTAATGGCTCACCTTCAGACCAATACACGAACGCTTCTGCCCATATTTGGTCAATATCATCTTTCGATAATTCCCAGGAGTGCTTTGTCTTCCTGTCCTTATCGCCAGTAATTGGCCAAAATCGGCGGTTACCTGTGCGGTCTTTTAAGAACATAAGATTGTTAGTGGAACCAGCGAATACACACTGGCGAGGGTACTCTTCGGTGCGTCTACCATACGGAGAACGGAAACGGTCAGAGGTACGGCTGATAAAGGCTTTAACAATTTCATTATCGTTCTTGTAGGTCGGTGCCAGTTCGGCAAGTTCCACTATCCAAGACCCTTGAATTTGTTCTAGGGCATCTTTAGTCTTGATATCAACTAAGGAGTTATTAAACCATTTACGGCCTAAGCGTTCTAAGATTAAGGATTTACCTAAACCTTGAGAGCCATATAACACAATCGCCGTATCAAACTTAACGCCTGGATCCATAACACGGGCTACCGCACCACACATCCATTTACGAGTAACAGCTCTTATGTAATCCGTATCCTCAGCTCCAATGTAATCAATAAAGAGATTATCAAGTCTACATTCCCCATCCCAAGTTAGCCCCTTTAGATACTCACGCACAGGATGGAATTTATTATCTTGCGTTACCTCCTGGAGCGCATCGTCGATGATGCCTTTACCCTTAATAAGGTATTTCGTAGCGAAGTAGTTACGTAAGCACGCATCGTCGGTATCTGTCCAGTAAGGGGTTTCGTCCTTACCACGCCAAGGTAAATCGTCAATCACGACTAAGCGGTGTGCGAATTCATCAAGACGAATTTTACCTTTTAAGGAAGGGTCTTGTTTAAGTACTACTAAACAGTTGAACACATCAGATTCAGGGGTACCATTTTTATCACGCTTTAGCTTCGATAAAAAGTCCTCGTCATCGTCTGTGATATCCTCAAACTCCATATCCGCCATGCGTTCCTTATCGAGCAGAATTGGTGCTGCGCCGTCTTCGTTGACAAAGTCTATCATGTCTTTGTAGCTTGGAAGTTTGGTGACGCTGGTCTCATCTGCCGGGTCCTTATCTCCGAACAAGTGGATCCGGACAAGGTCAAACGCATTGACGAGCTTACCGCTGATGGGGTCAGTTGCATGGTTGGAGTAAGCAAAGGTATCGTTATCGTAAATCACTAAGCCACCTACTGAGCTACCGGCTACATATGTGTACCGGTCCTCTACGGCCGTAGGCTCATAGACTTCAGGGAGAAACTTATGTATCGCTTCCGTGATACTGTAGCATCTACAAAAGGCACCGATAAGGCCCTTTTTCTCTAAAGGGTTACCTTGCTTCTTAGCCGCATCAAGGCGAATCTGTGATTCCTTCTCCGATGTTGGCCAAAGGCTCGTATCACGCCAGTCTCTGTAGGTACTCAAATAGGTATCTACTGAAACAAGTGAGCCTTCACTATGCTGGTAAACATACTCAACGTCCTTAGGATGGCTTGGCCAATACATAAGCCGTTCAGCCTGGTGCGTGGAAGGGTCGAAGAACTCAATGCCGATATTATCTGCAAGCCGTCTTGAGACTGCCTGGTACTCATCAGGCTGCATCGCTCTATCCACAGGGATAATTACGCGATATCGTGGATTAGCATCCGTGTGACTGTGTGTACTGTAGAGTACATACTCCATTCCGCCTAATTCCATATCTAGATCCACGATGAAATCTTCGCCAGGGTTATCCGCATCAAGAGTGATTAAGTATCGCTCTTTGACAGCCCCTCTAACCCGTCTACCATTTTTAGGAATATATCCGCCGACGAAACCGCCGACGTCTTTCTTTTGGCCTTGATCAGCTTTAGACATCTTGGCGTATTCAGCAGCCGTTTCATTCGTTACAGTAGGCTCAGCCAATTTACTGGCCAAAGCACTCCAAGTCATTTTCTGAGACTTCCAGCTACGGGCGGAGCGACTTTTGCCCGTAGCTATGATGATAGTAGTATCCATATTACATCGCTCCTCCCTTCGCAAACTGGATATCTCGTACATACGCCGGAACGCATAATCCGTGAGATGTTACCCACTGTGTTACAGCTCCGTTGATATCGTGGTCTTCATAGACACCACGATTGTTCTTAAGTTTAGCCTGGTGTATCTCTACAAAGTCGTCCGCATCATTCCTCGGATTGACCTCGATACACGCTACAGGCTCGTTACATTTATAGACACCTACGATAGCACACGTTTCGGCTTTCACTTTCTTGATATAAGAGCTAACGCAGTTATTTAGCTGTATCCCCATATCAATGATGCCGTGAGTAGAACCGATAGCCATGAAGCGGTAGCCGTTAACCATATCAGCTAAAGCGCGATGTACTTTACGCTGCTGAACAATTTCGTCTTCCACTTTGTCGAACTTTTGCATTCTCGAGATTGTGTCATGTAGGTTACGCACCTGGATGCGAGTATCCCAAACCTCTTTACGGCGACTTCTCGATAACTCAAAATACATACTAGCTGTATCTCTGATATCGTGATAGGAAGTCGCATTTCTAATGAATAAGAACGCCTGCCGCTCACCGTATTGATGGCTAAGGATATTAACAAATTTACGAATGACAGATAAATCACGGTCATCACGCCATAATGGCCAAGACTGAATATAACTTGTATTATCAGCATTATCTTTGATAACATCGACCATCGCCTTTTGATAGTCCTTGTTCTTAAATAACGTAGCCATAACCTTGATGATCTTCGTGTAGAAGAATGGTCTATCGTGTAGTAACCGGCGAACCCATCGAGCATCGGGCAAGTTGTGCGCCTTAATTAAAGCTTTCACAAAAGAATCGCCTTTTATGGTTAACTCTAATATGTTACCCATACCAAGTGTCTCGTTGGGGAATTTCCGATTATAGTAATCGTCATAGTCTCGTTTAAGACTATCATTGATAGCCGGCGCATCCGGAGCTTGTAATTTCCATACTAAGTTATGAAGTAAGTTATCCAAAGCTCCGTACTTGTTAGACAACTGTACGCCTTGTCTAATGGATTTGACTTTATAGCCTACGACCTTTGATAATTTCGTGAAGAATACTTCTTTTAGCACCTTAGCGAAACATTTTAACTCATCCCTGTAGTTATGTAGTCTGCAGTCAGGAGTGGCTACGAACCAAACTAACGATGAAAGGGAATTGCTAAAGCCCGACGGAGATACTGTCGCTTCTTCAACGACGTCGCTGCGTGAGCGCTTCTTGAGTATGGTAAAGGTTTTTCTTTGCTTGAAATCAAACCGTACTACATCAATGACATGAGATTTATAGCCTTTGTAAATCATCCCAGTATCGCCATCCGCGTACACCGTATCGTACTCAAATTGCACGTCCAGTTTATCGCCCCTATCTATAATTGATAGGTCTAGGGAGAGAGGAACTGTGGCGCTATACCCAACTTCTGCAGTAAACCCTTTAGCGTTGATCCGCTCACCGCATTTTGGGCAATAGAACTCATCTGATTCCCGGCAAGGCACTATCCCAAACCCATTAGATTCCATTGGCCAAAGATTAGCGAAGGAGTGTTCGCAAGGTGCATGGTAATAACTTGCAGGGTTAAAAGGTGATACTTGATTGCGCCGTACCAGGTCGTACAGCCTTTGTACTTGTAGATTGAATAAGACCTTCATAAGGCGCTATCCTTTCTCTTATAACAAATCGTCTAAATCATCTTCTTCAGGAGTTTCCTCAACTACTGGAGCTTCTACTACAGGTTCTTCTTTCTTTTTAGTAGTACGTTTACGCTTAGGCTTTTCTTCTACTGCTGGAGTAGCTTCAGCTGGAGTTTCTACAGGTTCTTCCACCTTAGGAGCTTCTGCTTTCTTGCCATTTAATATCTTAAGCGCGAGGTCGCATGCAGCAATACATCCTTCGCAGTATGCCATAGCTGTATCTTTACGTTCACTAGCTGGTGCCTCTTTTACGAGTTCGTATAAGCCGTCGATTGCTTCGCGTTGTTGTTGAATTTGTTGTTTTGAGAGTTTCATAAGAATTGTCCTCCTAATCCTTCATGTAGTAAGGGTTCTCAAACCCTGCTGCGTTTAATATGAGCCCTTCATTCCAGGGTTCAGGTTCACACATAATATCTATAACTTCTTCTAAACTGCCTTCGCCTATTGGCGCTTCGATAACCACTTCGTCGTGGATATGGGCAACAATCTTGTACCCTGCTTTAGAAAGCCGTAGCATTGATGCGGCTAAGCAATCTCTTGCTACTGCCTGTACAATGTTTTCGACGAGCTTTCCACCATAGGTTTCAACTCTGCCCCATGTATTCTTAACCTGATCCATACCGTCATACTCAATCGATTCGCTACCGAACCGGTTAGTCCCAATTCTAGGTCTTGCGTAGGCAAGTCTTCGTCCGGACGGTAATTCGATGAACAGGAAGCCTTTCGATTTAAAGAATTTAATATTGCCTTGTATAATTCGTACGGGTTCTCCTGTTCTCACGACTTGCTTTGCTGCGCTGTCTGCATCTTTCCAAAATTTCGTAATTCGTGGACTAGCTTGTCGCCATGCTTCGATGATACCAGGTAGCTCCTTCTCAGGAATTTCCCCTTTTGAGTCCATCGCTTTCATGGCTCCTACCCCACCGCCATACCCTAGCGCTAATTCAGCTACCTTACCTTTTTGCCGTAGATGCCCATTCACGCCGTGCTTCTCAACTGGAACGTGGAACATACTAGATGCAGATGCACAGTAGATGTCTCCGCCTTGAGCGAATACATCCTGGCGCCATTTCTCATGAGCTAGCCAAGCGATAACACGGGCTTCAATAGCACTAAAGTCAGCTACAATAAATCGGTGCCCATCTTCTGCTACAAGAGCAGTACGGATAAGTTGCTTAATCACATCACCAGGGTTTCCGTAGAGTAGGTCTAGCATTTCTACGTCTCTACTTTTAAGGACTTCCCTGGCCGTGTCTAAATCTTCTAGGTAGTTACGAGGTAGGTTCTGTAGTTGTACTACACGGCCCGCCCATCGTCCACTACGCATCGCTCCGTAAAACTGAAGCATTCCGTGGATACGACCATCTGAACACACAGCGTTTTTCATAGCCAAGTATTTTTTGATGGAGGAGTTACCGAGTACCTGTCTATTTTGCAGTACCTTGCGAACATCAGAGGGGATATCCTGCGATAAGAGGTTTGATACATCGTCTTTTCTCATTGTTTCTAGATCATATCCTAGCCTTGCATTTAGCCACTCTTTAAGTTGCGTAGTACTGTTAGGATTTTCTAATCCTGTTAATATCTTGGATGACTCGGTAGCTTCTTCCACGATTTCGTCATTACAAGCAAGCGCTGCATCGACGAGTTCCATATCTACTTTCACGCCTCGCCAGTTGATATCTTGGTCGAGTAGCCAGTACTCGTGCTCGATAGCAGGTGGTTTTAGCGAAAGTAAGCGTTTACGAATTGCCTTCTCTACTACTACGTCCTGGCGGTTGTACTCAATATATTCCGCCCATTTCTCCGGCGCATCCTCCGGCATGTTCCGTGTCTTAGGATTCGTCTTAGTTGGTTTTCGTGGTACCGAGAAGAACTGAATTAAGCGTTTACCTCTTGAGTCTTTGGCTTCACCTAATCGTAAAGCTTTAGACACATTATCGAGGCTTGCAGGTAAACTGCAGTATAACGCAAGTACAGAGGTACATTCCCAGTTCGTGTAATCCGCATCAGGGAAGTACTTTTTAAGACACAACATCTCGAATGCTGCGTTGAATGCGGTCTTTGTAATTTCCTTGTTATACAAAGCGTCCACCACCCTTTCGGGCAGTGGATCCTTTGTCATATCAATTACTTCGACCGGTTCGTCATCGAAGCTGTAGGCAAAGAGCAGTATTTCAAATGTTGTATCATCAACGTATCGCTGAGCCCCATATTTAATAGGGCAGTCAGAATACGTTTCCACATCAATACTGAGCTCCATATATGCCTCCTTAGATTAAATCGTCATCGTCTAGGTCGCCTAAATCATCGTCCCCAAAGTCGCTAGCAGATACATGAACACCACCTAGGCGGTCACCATCTTTAACTTTACGAACACCATTTAGACCAAAACCTACACCTTTTTTACCGTTGAAGTTATAAGCGAATACGGATAATGCGACCTGCGCGTACACACCGGAGTAGATTTCTTCTTCAATGTCGAATTGGTCCATCTTGATTTTGTCACGAGTAAATACGATAGGTTGTTTATCGCTGTTAGCGTTGATGAAGAATTTACCAGCGTATGTTTCCGGTTGGTCAGCTACTGCTTCGTCGGTATCACCATCGCGCAAGTTAAGTTTCAAGTACGCAGCTTTACCTTCTACTTTTGCCACTGCCTTTGGATCAGCTTTAAGTTCTTCAATCGCACGTTCAAATGCTTTGATTGTCTTCTTATCTGTTTTATCGATGATGATTTGGGAACTATATTTTGCTTTGCCGTCGTCGTTTTTACGAGGTTGAGCGATGTTTGCATAGGAAAGTCTTACGATACCAGTTGTTAATTTAGCCATTGTTACGGTCTCCTTATTTGTTAATTTCAGACATTAATTTGTTTACGAGTGCTTCAAGTTTAGAAATACGGCTTTGCGCATCTTTAGCTTCTGCGATGTAGTCAGAACCTTTGCCAGTCTTAAATGCAAGGTTGACTGTGTATTGGTTCTCACCGCCTAACGTAGCACCAAAGCCTAGCATGATACGTTCATTAGGTCTAGCGAATACGCCGAGCGCTACGGCGTTACTGTTACGGAAATGGCCGTAACTTACAGCGTAGCTGACTTTGTCATTTCTGTTAAAGTCTAATGGATGCAAGCCAGCAAGTGCTGCGGAGCTTGCGCCTAACTTATTAACACGTTGGCCAAGATTGTTGACCTTGTTGTTAATGTCATTCGCTAAGCCTAAAGAACGATTTTCTAAGGTCGTGATACGACCTTCATGATTGTCTGCTACATGTTCAAGGGCTCTGATATCTGCTGTATTAGCAGTCACCTTTTGGCCAAGTGTATTGATAGCAGATGCATTGCCATTGATACGGGCGGTGTTGTTAGCGATTGCAATAGTATTACCTGCGATAGCTTGTTCATGATCATTCACTACATCGCCTAACATGTTCAAACCGATTGCCACATCTTTAATGTTTTGCTTGTTTTTGTTAATTTGTTTAGCGTTTGTTTCGATTTCATCAATCGCAGCGAACAACTGGGAGCCGTTTACAGCGTCTAATGAATCAGCGGAGATTTGGCCTGCACTAACATTCGTGAGTTGGCGGTTGTACTGAGTTACTCCGCCTGCACCAGCGCGGGCTTTAGAACCAAAACTTACTACGCTTGCAGGCTGTTCTCCGGCGAAAACGTGGCGAGTACCGTTTATAGTAATGCCGCCAACGCCAACGGCGCTATCTGTAACAGAGTTTGTTCCGATTGCCACCGAATTCGCTTGGTCAGCAATCGTATTGTTGCCGAATGCAACGGCGTCAGTGGCTAAGGATTTGGCATGAGTGCCAAATGTAAGAGCACCTTGGCCATTAGATTCGGAGTTAGAACCGAAAACTAGTTGCTCTTTGTCAGCACCGATTTTATTGTTGTATCCTACAATGGCACTTTGGCCGCCAGCCACTGTGCCGTTGTTAGCACCGATAACCACAGTATCAGCGCCGGTAACATTATTAGTTCTGCCTAATACTACAGAAGACTCGCCGGATACGAAAGCACCGTTGCCGATAGCAACGCTATCATAACTAGAGACACGAGCTTGATTACCGATGGCTACTGTGTACTCTACCAAACTTTCGGCATGAGAACCGAAAGCGAAGGAGTTACGACCTGCCGCAGTAGCATTATTGCCACCTGCGAAACCATTTTCACCAGTTACGGTATTGTTAGTACCGAACGCCAACGCATTATTAGCGTCGATGTTATTTTGGAAGCCCCATACTGCGGAACTTGTAGAAGTTGCGGAGATAGTATTATCTGTACCGCCTACTGTGTTGTTACTAGTTGCGCCAGCTACGTTTACTGCCAACGCGGAAATTGCCAATGCTGTTGTTAATGTTTTGTTCATCTCTTATACCTCATCTTCAAATTCATTCATCATTGTTTCAACTGTATTGATTGCTGGGCGTTTATCAATTTCCGGTACAAGCGTAGGCTTGCCTTCCGGCTTTTCGATATATGCTTCTAAGTATTCGGCAACGCCCTTTTTACCGAGTACTTTTTGTAGGTTTGTGATACCTTCGAGTTCACGTGGCTTAAAGATGTCTTCTTCCTTATAGCCGTTATCGAGTAATGTTTTAGCTGCTGCATCCGGATCCGTAATTGTACGTCTTGATGTACCTTCTACTAATTTGTATCCTGGCCATTGCTTTTCACCCGATAATGCTTTTTCATAAGCGAAGTCGTAAACACCTTTAATCCATTTCGTGATTAAATCTTTCATCGCTAGAATGTCAGATACTTCACGGTCAGTAAGTAATTGATTAAGCTTGCCACCATTCTTATAGAATGTATCAAGGCAAGTATCTGCTAATGCTCGGCAGGTGTGCCGTGCTTTACAGAAGTTACAGTAATCGCAAGGCGTACATTCGCCCTCACCTTCCCAGGCACGTTGCGCGATTGGTTTGATTTCTTCACCCCAATCAAGCAGGTCTGCTATAGGCATTTCGTCGGTAGATACGCTATCAAGCCTTGGCTGAACGATCGTCATACGAACAGTTTTAATGTCGTATAAGTACTCGTTCACATCGTAAGCACCTAATGCGTAGAGTCGCATTTGTGTGTTTTCAACGGCACTAACAGGAACTCCCTTGCCATACTTCAGGTCTATTACTTCCAGGATGCCGTCCGCTACGATTACCATATCACCAGTACCAAAGCCCTCAGGTACCCACCTAGAGAAGTCGAGCCGTGCTTCAATCATGGTTTCCGCATCAGAGGAACGAGCACGAGCTTCGTTTATCTTCTCTTCGCAAATGTCGACATACCGATTAACCGCTTCTATCATTTCAGTAGAGTAGTCATCTAGCTTAGGGGCTTTTTTACCCTCTAGCTTATGCCGTAGGATTGCTTCTGCCAGGTCATGAGCTACAGTGCCTTCCGCAGCATACGGCGATTGTTCATCAGGGAACATCGCTTCCAGTCTTGCTGAAGGAGTACATACTAACCACCTGGCGCTACTTGATGCACCTAGTAAGGCGTGTTTCTTAGCCACGGCTATTCACCCATTCCATAATTTGAATACGTTGTTCATCGGTAGCAGATGTTACCTTTTCAGCGCCGATGCTATCTAAGAAGGCTTTGAATTCACCTTTAGCTTTCGTTTTATCAGTAGCTTTTGCCATTACGCCTTTTACTGCTTCACGAGTTGCTTCAAGGCTAGGAACTTCTACTTTAGGTTCTTCAGCTTTTGCTGGTTCTTCTTTAACTGGTTCAGCTTTAGGTGTTTCTTCCTTAGGAGCAGGTGCTTCTTCTTTAACAGGTTCAGCTTTAGGAGCTTCCTTTTTAGCAGGTTTTTCTTCTTTAACTGGAGCACCTACGATGGATTGATATAGGTCTTTCACTTCTTGTTCTAATTCAACTGCTTTATCAACTGTGATTTTTAACTCGATCATTGTTCTATTCCCTTTCGGCTTAATGATGTGATATACTTTAAATGGATATTTTTCTATGCGCCCTTTAGCATTGCCGTGCTTTGGGGTGCTTTTTTTTGTGCCCAAGTGCTCGCACTCATCAGGAATGCAGTAATCTCTATTAGGGCACGTTGTACAATCTCGCAATGTCCTCACCTCCTTTCACTAGGCACGTTTGGATAAACGTGTTATTCTATTTACACACGGGTGTATGTCTTTACAGTTATCGCACACTATACGAGGCTTGCCTGTTAGGTACGACCAATTTGTGTAAGGACTTTTAATCCTTTTATTACAGAAGGAGCAGCGTTTATCGTTCATACTCTTTTAGCTCCTCAATCCAGTAACCAGTAAGTAACCAAAGAGTGATACCTAGTAACCCCTGGCACATACCAGTCCATAAATCAATGCGGTCTATTTCGATAGAACCTACAGTTCCTACTACTAATATGGCTGCAATAATACGAATTACGTAAATTACTTTCATCATATGATGTGTGCCTCCTTGAACTCTTTATCGATTTTGCTATCGGTCCATCCGAGTGTATTAGATAAGTAGTGTCTAAAACCGTCCTTATCTATGGAAAATGTCCTGCCCTTTTTCCCTTCGGTCTTCCAGCATTGAGCGAACTTGAACTTGTCTCGGGCAATGCATTCACGAACTGCGGTCAATGTCCACCCGAGAACTGTAGCCATTTGGCTCACAGCAATCGTTTTTGTGATCATAAGTAACTCCTTCCTACCATCGATATGATGCACATCTTATTCATGGCGACCTCCTAGAATGCTAGAAGCACCAGGGATAACATCACGAATAAACTTATACCTGCGGACAAGCCCAAGGCTAAAATCCATAAGCATATCGAACATAATTCATAGAGTGATTCTTTATTCATAGCTACCTCCTATCTAATTTAGGGTTGTAGTAATCGGTTTCCCAAAAGTCGTGACTTTCGTTATCATCGACACACAACGCATAACAGATACCAACGACTGTCGACATTTGCACTGACCGTCCTTTGATAGCTCGGTTTAATGTATCCATCGAGATTTCAGCTTTCTCAATCAGCGCAGTCTTAGTCATGCCTAACTCGTTCATGCGCTCGGAGATTGCATCTCCGAACATTCTGATTGCGAATTGTTTCATAATACTGTCCTCCTATTGATTGGTGACATTTTCGGATATATAATAGAGAAAAATGTAACTCGTGTAAAAATACCAAAGATACAAAAATATCTCTCTAAGTTACATCTTGTGCAAAAAAAATTGCCACTGGATCTGATATATCGAGTAAGTCAATCATTTTTTCAATTTCATCGGATCCAAAAACACCTTTTTTCAACTTTAACGAAAAAGTCTTAGGTGTCATTTTTAATTTCTTTGCAACCTGTTTTTGCGTAAGGCCTTTTGTGACAATCAGACCTTTTAAGGCATTAGAGTTAACCACTTGTAGCCGCCTCCTTTCTTTATCTTCTATCGTCATATTACCACCGGATGTGTGACTTGTAAAGATATTTTTGTAACTCAAATTAACATTTTTGTTGATTTTAAAGTTATTTTATGTTAACATAAAACTACATTTAATATTTGTAGATTTAATTTAAACATGGAGGGGTTTACGCCATGGAAAATTCAATAGGCAATAAATTAAAATCTTTACGAGAACATAAAAAACTTACGCTAGATGAGGTAGCTAAAAAAATTGGCACATCGAGACAGACGTTATTCAAATATGAAAACGGTATTGTTACCAACATTCCTTCTAATAAGATAGAAGAATTAGCAGGTATTTATGGAGTATCTCCCGCCTACTTAATGGGCTGGGAAGATGATAAACAAATAAGAAATAATATTGCCCACGGAACCGCCTTTTTTGGCAACACCGCACCTACGGTTGTACCATCCGCAGCATATAAAGCAATAAAATTTTCCATCAACAAAGAAGCGGGCCTTACACCTTTTTCTGTTGCGGATAATGCTCTTGCGCCTCGAATCCAACAAGGCGACAGCGTCTTTGTTTCGGCTCCCGCTGATAATGAAGTTTTATTACCGCATAAGACATTATTAGCTATTCAAGCAGTTAATGATAAAGGAGAGATAATGCCCCCATACGTAGTATTAAGGTTGTTTTATTATGCTCCAGATTTTTCGGGTATAATCACCTATGCACCAGGGGCCCTTAATAACACTGTTGATCCTATTTATTATCCTTTTAGTATGCTCGACACAGCATCCTTTCTAATCGGTATCGCTAGATCCGTTTCATTTAACATTTTTTAGTAAGTACACAGGGAAATTATAAATTATCGATTCTTTTAATTTGGTTAACTTTCGTCACTTGGCGTTAGTATATATATTTTTAAAAGGGAGATTTTTAAATGAAAAAAGCCAGTCATCGCGCGGGTTGCTTCGAATTTGTTGACGTCAACAAAATCGGAAGACAACGCATGATAACTGGCTTTGCGATAAGTTTTGTACGCATTTGTGTGTAAATTTGTTGACTTTTGTGGAGATATTTTAATATAATGAGGTTAGCAGAAGAGTGTCGGTTACCCTACGGGGCCCGATGCGAAGAAAAGCCTTCCTCATTGAGGAGGGCTTTTTCTTTTGAAAGAATTTAAAACGATAGACGAGCAAATTCAAATACTTCTTGATAGAAACCTTATTATTAACGATGTTGATAAAGCAAAAGCATATCTATTGAGTCAAAACTATTACAATATCATAAATGGATATGCTAACTTTTTCCCCAGAGATAACAATGATAACTATACGTCAAATACTACATTTGATGAAATTGCAAAGCTTTACAGGTTTGAGAAAGAATTAAAGCAAGAACTATTGAACGCTATTCTTAGCGCTGAAATCCATTTGAAAGCATTATTTTCTCATCGTTTTTCTGAGGCCTATGCAGATATGCCTTATCCTTATTTAGATATTAATTGTTATGCTCCTGCTAGACGTTTAGAAAGTGTAGAGACTATATCTAAACTATCCAAAACACTAATAAAATATAACTGTCCTTATCATAGAAATTCTAGCATTTATCATTACATAAATAATTATCAAAAGGTTCCTATGTGGGTATTATCTAGCTATATTGAGTTTGGCACATTTAGATACCTATTATCTAACTCTACCGCATCAGTACAAAACAAAGTGGCGCGAGATTGTATAAGCTTTATATCCGAACATATCCAAAACCCTGGACAGTTCACTCCCGCTACTATGATAAGCTTTGTAAAAAATATTCACAGCATCAGAAATGTTTGTGCACATGGCAACCGATTAATTGGGCATCTTTGCCCTTCAGATGATCGATATTGGGCGCCATTACACACTAAATATGGTATTACATCAAATACGCCGAGGAATACCACTTATTCTGTGTTTCTTTCGTTACAATGCTTCTTAAGCCGCATTGAATACGCCACATTACATAACTCTGTATTGAAGTTAATAAAGAAATTAGCACCAAAGCTCGAATCCATCCATATAAACGATATATTATCTAAACTAGGGTTCCCTAATGATTGGCACTTAAATAACAGGAAAATAATCACATAAAAATAAGCCCTCACCGCAATGAGGGCCTTTAAAAATATCATACCTTAGAGGTACTCTATTTTTACTCCACAACCATTATAGCACACCTCTAAGGCTAATCACTATACCAAGGAGGTTATTTCTATGGCCATGAAACGCGCCAACGGTTCTGGATCCGTTTATAAAATGAAACATAAGCCATTACGCAAGCCTTACCGCGCGGTCGTAACTATTGGATACGATGAGGCCGGCAAATGTAAGCGTAAGACGATTGGCTATTATGCTAAATCAAAAGAAGCCTGGGACGCCTTATCAGAGTATGGTATCTACCCAGAGAAGTTCGAAACGAAGAAGGTATTGTTTAGTGAGTGTTGGCGTTGGATGATAGCTGACAAAGAACGAAAAGGGATAGATGTTAAAAAAGGCGGATATTCGACCGCACAAGCAAAGTTAACCTCGATTTGGAATAAACCTATACAAGAAATTAAACTCGTGCACCTACAAGCTATAATTGATGAAAATAGCCATTTAAGTCGCTCATCTATAGCTATTATATTAAAAGGTTTGAATGGCGCTTTTGAGTCAGCTATTAAGAACGATATCATCGTTAAGAACTATGCAGCACTCCTAGAATTAAAACCCGCCGAGAAGTCAGACATACATAAGCCATTTACAGAGGCTGAAATTCAAACCATATGGGAACATGCTCACATGGATATAGCCAAGCTCCTATTAATGTATATCTACTCCGGTATGCGACCGATAGAGCTGCTATCCATAAAACTTGAAAACGTGCACCTGGAGGAGCGCTACATCATTGGCGGTGTAAAAACAAAAGCTGGCAAGGATAGATTAATACCTATCGCCGAGTGCGTTATGCCTTTTTATCGCGAAATTTATGCCAAGGCGAGCGTTTCTAAGTCCGATACACTTATCCCTCAAGGATACACGTCAAAGTATCTAGGAAAGCCAATAAAACGATTTTGTAAAGAGGTCGGTATATCTGACCACTTACCACACGATACTAGACATACGTTTGTAACCCTGGCTAGTAATTATGGAATGGATCGTTATATTTTAAAAGCTATTGTTGGCCACACACAAAGTAAAGACATTACCGCTGATGTGTATACACACAAAACGATTGAGCAGTACATCGAAGAAGTAAATAAAATACCGTCATCATTTAGTTAAAAGTTGTGCAACGGTTGAGCAACGCACACAAATTCTGACTATTTTTAAAAGAAAAAGCACAGTACCTATGCGCATAAGTACTGTGCTTTCTGTATTTGTGGAACTGTATGTCTTATTTGGAGTACAACTTTGACATTATTATAAAACCTCATACTTACTATGTTTATAAGATATTTATCTTTAAAAAGTTGAGTAACAGTTGAGTAACGCTTGAAATTTTATAGTGATTTTAAGCGTTTATATAATATATACTATTATATAACTTTACTCATTTTCTTCTACAATTTCATAAGATAGCATAAGATCGTCAATTAAATTTTTTCTTTTCCATATAGCCTCTCCATTCCTTGACGTGTAACTAGCCACATTTTCCCCGACTTCTTAAACTCGCCTTCTTTAAATCCGTTCTTCACACGACCTCTACAGTTTTGTTTAAGAGAATCAGCAGTAACATTCCACCGTTCTGCAGCCTCTTGGGTTGTCATAATATCATCTAGTTCAAATTTCAATTTTATCACCCTCTAACTAAACGTTTAATTGCTAGTATCAAAACAATAATAGTTACTATATTAATTAGCCATTCTAAATATTGCATAATTCACCTCGTTGATTTACAATGATGTTGAGAAGGTGGCGGGGCTTTCACCCGCCTGCTTTTTAGTCTTTGCTAACAAGTTTTAGTATTGCTAGTGCCAGTACCAGTGGCGTCAGCGCATTTGCTAAACTTGTTAGCTTTTCTATTATGTCCACTATCATCACCTCCTTACAATTATATTATACCCTTTATCGTGTATAAAGTCAAGTATTTATTTTGATTTTTACAAACAAAAATAGAGCCTACCAACATAGATTTATTCTAGGTTAGTAGGCTCTTTTAATCTTTTGTCATTCTTTCGATAATCTTTTGAAATCAATCCATGAGTCCACCTGCTCATGATCAGGAGATAATTGGATCACCTCTTAGTCATCGACGAATTGCACCTGCTAATCCAAATACACCGCTTACCACGGCCCATGTATCACGTTGCCTTTTAAGGCGCTGTTCTGTTCGTTTGTTGCGTTTGATTTGTTCTATCAATTCTTCTAATGATGTCGAGGCTTCGTTCAATTTCGCTTCTTGCGTCGTCAAGAGATTGGAGGCTTTCATTAATTCTTGCCCCTGTTTCTCGTTGATTGCTTTGAGCGCGTTCAATTCCTTCGTCCGTTCTTCGTTGATAATCTTCAATTGTTGCAATGCTTTCTCGGAGTTGTTGATTGAGCTTTCTGCTTTCATCAAGCGCCCTTCGAGTTCGTTCCAACTGCTCACGGGTACGTTGATAGTCGGCTCTTGTGTCGAGGTACCCTCCGATGAGGCTGCATGCGAAACCGATGAGAAGAACGCTAAGCATACCACAAATAACGCGCTTAAGAGTAAACGCAGATACAATTTTCGTCTTGATAGTTTCATACATGGTAACTCCTTCCTAAATATTACTACCCCACTGTGCGCCCCACCATCGAGCGGTGCCGCGTAACCAGTCGCCCCCGCTCCATCGTTCGTCGCCTGCATGGCACACTAAGAGGTCCCATCGGTCAACGTTGGAGTCTGGGCCGTAAGTATTGTTAGGGTATCCAGTCGGATCTAAATAATAGAGGTCGAGGCCGTCCTTATTATCGGCCGCTTCAGCGTGTGTCATTTGATGTTGTATATCAAGTGGTACACCCGCGTTAATAGTGAGCACTGCCATAATCTGTGTCATAGTGGTTAACTGTGCTTTGGTTGGTGGTTCGCTTCCTAAATTATTTTCACTTACTGCATCCCAACATGCTTCAATAGCTATGCCTACGGCATTACTGTTGCGCATGTAAGTGTGTTCCTTATAATCTGTTAATGCCTCCATATCGGTCCACATCGTACCATCTCGGTCGATGTTGATATGGTAATCCTTGAAGTGCTTACCACCTTTTACGCCTGTCCAATGGTAGTATGCCTTTTCAATTTGGCCATATGCTTTTAGCGCTAAGGACTGTAACTCGTCCATTGTAATTTGTCTAAACATTTATTTCCCCCTCTCGTCATGGTTAATATCATCCGATAATTGCTGAATACCTGGTCTGTTCACCGGCAACGTATTAGGCTCCTCTAACTTATCTGGTATCCCGTTATGGTCTTTGTCGATGAACATGCCACAAAGCCCTACAATTGACATAAGTACCGACGGCACGAATATATGGTCAATGATAAGAATACCCTTATCGATAAGCTGATTAGCTTCAGGCGATACATAGCCTTTAATCGTCGATAATACATACTGGGCAACGACTAACACCATAGGTACTAGCATGACGAGGACTAATGCCCTCGTTGCTAATACGCCAGTTGGCCTTATGCCCGCTATTCGGATGGACTGATATGACCGCTTGATGCGGTTAATGATAGCTAACTTATCCATTACCCCTCCATGCTCTGATAATCTCGAGTACGCCATGAAATACCTTTCCAAAGTCGACGAGGTCATCTTCAACCATTTCACGTAAGTTCTCAATAATGGACCAACATTCTGAGAAGAACGGAATTAGCATGAATAGGAATGAAAAGATATGGTCCAGGAATAGTTCAGTATTCGGAATCGGAATATCCGGTAGCGATTCAAATACTACCGATAAGACCATCCACGCGGGGTACTGGACGCATAACTTCGTTAGCAAATCGGATCGTAAGCGTTCACTCATCAGGTACCTACGTTTCAGGCCTGTAGTCGCGTCAACATATCCGCCCTTACCCCATCCATACCATGCGAGCGTTGTAAGTAATGTTATAGGCGTATTATTTCTGTGATTATCCTTGTTATACCTAAGCACCTCCGTCGTAATACGTTGCGCTGCGTCAATGAATAGCAGTACAGTTGTTAATATGATGATAACGCCCATACTGACAATATGCTCATGTGACACACCGCTAATCAGCATTACTAAAATGTCATTCAATATATCCATTCACTCCCCCTAAATGTGATAGTTAAGTAGGGTGAACACATGCAAGCAAGGCTTTGAGTACAAACGAATCCGTCAATGTCCGCCAAGCCTCGCTCATAAAATCAGTTAATTCTTGCATGTGTTCTCCCTGTGGTTTGATTAATTATAAATGGTCAGCGTTTTGGATACCTGTGTTGATGTAGCTATTGTTAGCCGCACCCCATTCAATGGTATTCATCTTAAAGGCCAGCGTTTTGGATGCCTGTGTTGATGTAGCTATTGTTAGCCGCATATTGTTATTATCCCCTTTAAACGTTACGTTTTCAGGAGTTTCTACAAAGTAAGGGCCATATGAGTTATAGTTATCACCTAAATTAAGCGTTGATGGCTTATTTGCATATATTACTTTTTTAGTAACATTCCAATTCTTAGGGTTATCTTTGAAATTGCCTCTAACTGTGTTGTTTGAAATATTCATTTTCAAGATATCCCCATAGCGTTTGTATACAATGCCATTTTCGGTATATTCTTCATCAGCAACTGCATCAGTTTGAACACCAGCAATTTTGTATTCTGCAACTTTTGCACCTGTGAAATTGTGATAAGTGAGTTTTATATCATCTTCGCCTAGAGGTGGAATTGTAATAGTGCAAGCTCCAGTACTGTCTAGCGTGAAAGGTGTGTCGTTACCAACTACCTTAACACTGTAATGAGGTTCACCTGTTACTGTTACCACCTGTTGTCCTTTGGTTACGCTTGGAATAGTCAACGGCTTAAATTCAGTACGAGGAAAAGGCTTACCTATATTCCCAATTAAAGCAGTAAGTACATCATCAACGTTAGCACTCTCGCACCATACATTTCCGCTTAACAAGGTACGATATGCAGTTTCTGCAGGTACCCTTGGCGTATACTGACTAATTTCAGATTTCTTTACATAGCCATTTAAATCGGAATACTTAGCAAAGGATCGTGCTTGAATGTTGTTAACATAACGGCTAGCCGCATCGCCAGGTGTTAATGCGTATTGACCAATCTCTGATTTCCTAACAAAAGCACCTAAATCACCTTTATAGGCAAACGTTTGAGCCGCCCAGCCCTTTTGAGCATAATGGTTATTGGCGTCTGTTCTAGATAAATAATTATTTAACTCTGTTTTAGTAGCGTAAGCCGATAAATCGACATTTCCTCCACCAGTGCCACCACCAGAACCTGGAGGTCCAGGAGGTCCAGGAGGGCCAGGAGGTCCTGGGTCGCCTTTAGGACCTTTAAGTGCTGCTAGTTGTTCTTGAGTGAAGTCAGAATATTTAAAAGGTTCACCTTTAGGGCCTTTTAACTTTTCAAGCTGTTCTGGTGTAAGTTGTACACTTGATGTATACCGACTAATTTCAGATTTCTTTACATAGTCACTTAAATTAGCCTTAGCAGCATAATTATTATCTGCATAGACTCTAGATACAAAAGTATCCTTAATCGCCGCTGTCGTCATATAACTATTAAGATCAGTTTTCTTAGAATACGTATTATCTGCAAAAACTCTAGATACAAAGGCGTTATTAGCCGCTGCTGTCGTCATGTAGCTATTTAATGTAGACTTAGCAGCATAGTTATTATCTGCAAAAATTCTAGATACAAAAGTGTTACTAGCTGCCGCTGTCTTCATATAGTCGCTTAGACTAGCTTTAGTCGCATATGTATTTTCTGCAAAGAGTTTAGATACATAATAGTTATTAAGTGCCGCTGTCTTTACATAGTCACTTAAATTAGTTTTAGTAGCGTATGTAGTATCACAATATTCTTTTGTAGGATAAGCGGATAAATCTACACTACCGCCAGTACCAGGAGGACCTGGGTCTCCTTTAGGGCCTTTTAATGCCGCTAATTGCGCAGCGGTGAACATGTCATAAGTAAAAGGCTTTCCATCTTTACCAGGCGGCCCTTGAACACCCTGTTCGCCGTTTAGCCCATTTCGACCGGGTTCGCCTCGTGGTCCTGGGTCTCCTTTAGGGCCTTTTAATGCGTTAAGTTGGTCTTGAGTGAAATCACTAAACTTAAAAGGTTCACCTTTTGGTCCTTGTAGTCCTCTTTCACCATCTGCTCCACGCTCCCCAGGAGTTCCAGGTTCACCTTTCGGCCCTGGTAATCCTACATCTCCTTTAGGGCCTTTAAGTGATGCTAATTGCTCAGCGGTGAACATGTCATAAGTAAAAGGCTTTCCATCTTTACCAGGTTCACCTTTAGGACCAGGGTCGCCTTTTGGGCCTTGCAACTTAACAAGCTGAGTATTGTCTTTGACTTTAATATGTTCATCACCGTCTTTGATGCGGATGCTATCAACAGGAGAAGGTTTCAAATACACGTTTTCTTCGCTCATATCATTTCCCCCTATTACTGATACCTTCGATTACATTAACTTGACCCTTAACAAGGCATTTAATAGGACGGTCGCCGTTCCATAAGAACAAATCCCATTGGTATTTACCAGCTTCGAGCATATTTGTATCTAAAGAAAGAGTGATTTTACAAGCTTCATCGTCTTTCAAAGCATCAGTAGAGACGTCGATACTAAACTTCACTTTATATTCTTCGTCGTATGGACACTTACGAACACAAGCAAAGAGATTTGTCTCTTCAACAAGATTGTTATACCCAATATTTAGAGAAATCACTTCCCCTTTGATTGCATCAAGGTTGTGTAGAACCGGTAGTTTCATCTTTGTGCTCCTCGTCCATTAAATCGTTATGAACACAGCCCTCAGTTGGGCATACGCCATCTTCATTAAGCACTTCCCAACAATACTCACAAAATTCCATAACTGGCACTTTGCTGTCTCCAATAAATTTAGGCATATTACTGTACCTCCTTAATACGAGTTACCATTTCGGTATTTAATTTGATATATTGTGCGCTAATAGCCGCAGTAGGTTTGCCCATTAATAACAATCTGCGCTGTGCTTCTTCTAAGGATTTGAAGCGAGGCTCGTATTCAGATTTAATCGCATTGATCTTATCTTCCTTTGTAGGAACATACGGATCAGGCGCAACGAATTTGCCGTCTACATAGAATTTGCCGCTCATAAATTCATCAAGCATTGCGTCACCGTCTGCAGAATACACATGCTGTGCATTTGGGTAATCGTGTTCAGCTTGCGCCATAATATCTTCACGACTCAAAGTGTTATCACACAGGGATGTAATACGCTCCCCTTTGTCATTTAAAATAAATACATATTGATTCATAGTAGTATCCTTTCGGAGGTGAAATTATGCGCCGTTACGCTGTTATGCTAAAACGTAGACAACGCAATACCATTACATTAAGGCAACTATTTAACGAGTGGCTGCCTATTCACTCTCAGTCTATTTCTGATAGCGCTGTTAAGTCTTATCGCATTGCTTTTAAACACATATCCAACATAGCGGATATGCCTATCACGGATATTCATTTTCAGCACCTTCAAAATGTGATTAATTCCATGCATGTAAAAGGACTTTCCTACTCATCGTGTAAGAAAGTCCGTACATTACTTAATCAATTATTTAATTACGCAATCATTAGAGATTACCCTGCCACTAATTACGCCATGCACCTAAATCTAGGGCCCAATAGACCAACGATAAAAAGGAGAGTATTTACTCGCCAACAAATTAATAAATTATGGGCAATAGATACTCCTTATTCCCGTATGATTTTAATACTGTTATACACAGGCCTCCGCATAGGTGAGCTCCTTAATTTGCGAAAACAAGACATCAATAGACGATCATCATACCTCATCGTGAGACACGCAAAAACGAAAGCCGGTGAGGGGCGTATTATTCCCATTCATCACCGCATCATGCCTATAATAGAGCAACTACATACTAGCGATTACCTATTCACTATCAGCTACACATCATTCCGTAAGCATTTCCAGGATATTATGAAACAGTTAAATTGTAAGCATACTATCCACGACACCAGGCACACATTCGCAAGTCTCCTTGATGCGGTTGCACCGCCTAACGCATTACGCTCCTTACTAGGCCATAAACAAGGCGATATCACTACCAGGGTGTATACGCACAAAACCATTCGTGAATTACGTAAAACGATAGAATTATTAAAGTAACTCCCCAGTGGGGAAAAGTTTTTAACGCACAGCAAAACTCGTATATTAGTTATCCAATAGCGTTTACTACAGTATTTAGTATTTCAGGTACAGATATAAACACTGAAGGGGACCCTCTGGTAATATCTATGTTTTTAACAGATAATACAAGATTTATGTTAACAGGTCGGCGTGTAGTCCTTGGTAGGACTGCTTTGTGGTGTAATTGGATAGCCGTTGGTATATCCTAATACCCAGTGGGGGTTAACTTGGTTCTTAAATCAAAATACATATTGTGATGTAACATTGCCCATCCAATGTAATGTTTTAGTCGCATTGTGTGCCGACGACTCAGCAAGTGTGGCTACAAGGGGCGATGAGTTCTATGTGTCATGGAATAGTGGTTTCTCAAATAATAATAGAACATCTATACGCTTTTTAACTAACCGTGGTAATGCTGGCAACTTCACATGGCTGTGCGTGGGGAAGGCTTAATATCCAGTGGGGAGCGTTTAATAACGTACCAATAGGAGGTACAATTTCATTTCCTATTTCCTTTGATAGAGAGTGTTACGTAGTAGTTGGTAATGACGTGAATGGCAACAATGTTGATAACCAGGTCCATTCGTTTAGAGAGCATACTAGAACAGGGGTTAAAGTATATTCTCAGGCGGCGAAAGATGGATTAAATAAAACTACGGCTTGGGGCCGATATATCGCGGTAGGTAACTAGATAACCCCTAAGGCGAACCAGTAATAAGAAGCAGCATATCTATCACTAGCAACAAATACAGCTTTTGTATTGTTGCTTTCGCTTACAGAGTTTGCAAAATATCTTGGTGTATCTGACCCACTCCAATACGCATCAATCGCATTTGCCATGAATAATCTTGTAAATCTAATAGGGAATGTTACTTCCGTTTTTGTGACATTATCTTGACCGCCAGTTCCCCACTGGATATTAAGCCTTCCCCACGCACAGCCATGTGAAGTTGCCAGCATTACCACGGTTAGTTAAAAAGCGTAT